AATCGTCAATGGGTTATTGCTCAAACAGCAACTGCACTTACCGCCGCCTCTAATTCTGCACTTGTATCAGCAGGTAGCGCAACAACCGCTTCTAATGAAGCCACCCGCGCCTACAATGAAGCACAACGCGCCCTTGGGTTTGCTGACGCGGTAAGTACACAGGCAGGTAACGCCACAACAAGCGCCACAGCCGCACAAGGTGCTTATCAAGATGTGGTAAACGCTTTAGATGCCGCGAATATCCCAAGTCAGGTTGCAGGTCGCGCCGGCGAGTTCCTACAAGTGAACGAAAATGCTGATGGCTACGAGCTAGTCGCATCGGTGGCGGCACCTTCGTTTTTTGGGTTACGCACAGTGGGTTCAGAAATTGAACTGACATATGGGCGTGATGCCGATTTTAATGTGGCAGATTTTGATACGTGGACAATGGCAGAAAACATTACGCTTGCTGTTCAAAACAATAACTTGGTGATTCAGTTATGAAGATAGATACAACAAAACTTGGTTACCGCTGGAAGGGCACTTATGCCGCTGGTGCGGTATACGCAAAAGGAGACGTAGTTCGGAAAGAGGGTCAAGCACAGGTGTTTGATGGACTTTACTGGACACGTATGACAGCCGATCAACAGAACGCTGTACAAGCAGGGGAACTTGCGACATTCGGTGAAGCCACCCTTTTAAAGGGCGCTATGGATCAACAGCTTTACGTCAACGCTACTGGTGATGACTTGGAGTTTCGCTATGGTCAGGGTCGCACAAGTTCCGCCTGTATCGATATCGCAGACGTAGATAATGGATGTGGTAACGGTAATAGTACTGGAGGTGAAGTAGCCGCCGCGTTGATGTCCGACGGTACAGTTTGTATGTGGGGCTATGGTATACATAAAAGCATGGGCGACGGTGTCGCCTTAAGCCGATCAAAACCTGTTCGTGCGGCATTCCCTCCTAGCACACCTCCGATTGTGAAGCTCGCACGAGGCTATTACAACACCTTCGCTATCGATGCGGATGGTAAGCTGTGGGCATGGGGATACAACAACCTCGGTCAGCTTGGCACAGACACAGGTACGAGCAACGTAGGCGTTCCAACACTCGTAAGTGGTAAAGGTGATCTACCATTAGATGCTAAGGTAGTTCAGGTTAAGGGTGGCGCTGGTTACAATGCCATGAATGCAACACTAATTCGGACTGAAGACGGTCGTGTGTACCACGCAGGGTATCAAGAGTACGGTAGTGCAGGGACGCTAGATGCTACGAGTACTAACCACTCTGCGCCTAAACTCGTCCAACGCTCGGTCAACACAAAGATTGTTGATATGTTTGTTTGGGGGATTACGCATAGTGCCACTTGGCTCATTGATGAGAAGGGACAGTTGTGGGGTGCTGGTGAAACGAACACGTGTGGGCGTATTAACAACAATGGTAACAATGCTGTGATGCATCAGTTATGGAATCCATCAACATATGATCCCGTTGTAAAGCTGTTGTTTGAAGAGTCTGATGACCATGCAGTAGCTGGTACCCAATACTACCGCCAATTTATGATCATCACTCGTGGTGGTCGTGTCTGGTCGTGGGGGCAAGGTGCGGTTGCGGGTACAACCAACTTCATCTCTGATCCTGCTGGCGGCTTTGAGACATGGGTGCCTAAGCTGGACAGTCGTATTGACAACGCAGTCGATGGCTATGTTGGTGGAGGGAGATATGCCGTAGCAATGGTTCTCAAAGCTGATGGAACTGTTTGGGCTATTGGTACTAACCAAGACGGTCTGTTTGACCCGAATGCACAAAGCTACCAGTGGATCCCTGTCTACGCTGACTACCTGACCAATGTGGTCAAGCTGTATCCCGGCAGTGGTCGCCACGGCAAGTCATGTGGTTACCTAACCGCTGACGGTAAGTGGTATATGTCTGGTATGAATAACTACGGTCAATCAGGTAATGGATCTACAACTGTTGGCTGGACAGCTCCCCAACTGGGTCATGCAAGGTTGCCAGCACCAATCATAAAAGTCACGTCCATCGGCACAACAAACGATTCCGCAAACTTTCAGACCATCTACGCAATGTGTGGTGACGGTAACCTCTACTCATGGGGATACAACGGCAACGGTCAATTAGGTCGGGATGATGACCAAGAATATTCTTGCGTCCCCTCACCAGTACTCTTTTAAGGAAAAAATATGCCAACCATTTCTCTGGGCAAAGTAGCCCTGACATGGCGTGGTGCCTACAATGCAATAACTGCTTACGCGAGTCAGGATGTTATTTCGTTTGGCGGCTCTACGTACATCGCAAAAACTAACACTACAGGTGTGGATCCCACAGACCTTACCAAATGGGATTTAGTTGCCCAAGGTATTGAGAGTGTTTCATCAAACGTAGGGGAGTTAGTCTATTTCGATGGTACACAACTACAACCCCTACCTGTGGGTACCGCTGGTCAAATTTTAAAAGTGGGCACCTCAGGACTCCCTGAATGGGGCACACCAGAGCAACGCTCAGGCATGAGGGCTGTTGCCATTCAAGACTACCGTATGCCTTATATGTACCGCAGAGGTATGGCAGTAATGTCAGACGGTTCCTTACGTATGTGGGGACGTGGTACTGGCTATATGCTTGGGCAAGGTATTTACAATCCTGCGCGGTCATACCCTATACGGGTGGGCTTCCCGCCTGAAGCTGGTAAGGTTATCTATGCCTGTGGTCAGTATGACTACGCCGCAGTAGCCATTACTGATGACGGTAAATTTTGGGCTTGGGGTGAGAATGATCATGGTGAGGTAGGTAGAGGGGATGCCACTAATACTACTGTTCCTTATTGTTCTTCAGACAACGTCAGTAACTCATTGTTTGGTAAGACTGCAATTGATTATGCCCCAATGCCTTCCAACAATAATAGCCTTTCCCATTTGGTGTTGTGTTCAGACGGAACAGTTCACGCCTGTGGTATCAACAGTTATGGACAACTGGGGCAAGGTGACACCACTCAACGTGCCAACTTTGTGCAAGTCCCTCTGCTGACAGGTATCACCAAGATTGCTCGTGGTCGTGAGCTATACACAAATTGCTTTGCATTGAAAGATGATGGCACTGTGTACTCGTGGGGCTACGGCCCTAATGGTGGTCTTGGGCACGGTAGTGTCACGCAGATGAACATTCCGATGCAGATCATGTATTTTGTGCAGAACAACATTACGATTGTTGATATAGGCACAGGACACGATATGGGCTGGGCAATAGATGATGAAGCAAACCTCTACACATGGGGCTACAACGCCTACGGTCAGCTTGGTCATAGTGGCACGACACTCAACTCAACTCCGACGATTGCCGCGACAAATGTCAAGTTCTGCTTCTCATCTAGCATTGATTACCAACGCACAAATATCATCAAGACAGATGGTTCAGTATGGGCGACAGGTAGTAACAATTACGGCTGTCTTGGTGTTGCCGCTGACACAACCAACCGCTCAGGTTTCCAAGAGTGTCTGAAAGAGGGCACAACTGGCTTCACTAACGCCACTAAGGTGGTCTTAGGTGGCTCTGGCTCCTACAACTACACCATAGTCCTCGATGAAGATGGCGTGTGCTGGTCTGTTGGTTACTCAGTTAACGGTCAGCTTGGGCGGGGTATTATTACGTCAAACAACTACTGGTACTACCCTGTGCTGATCCACCGCCGTAAGGTTGTGGACATCGCTTGTGTGGGCACAGGTACTGAGGGCGGCACCATGTTCTTGTTGGATGACGGTCAAGTTGCTCAGTGTGGCTACGCCGGTGAGTCTCAGTTGCCTGAAGATGATGATGAGAACATTGCAGTACCAATGCCTGTGCTGTTCTAAGAGGCTCAAATGGAAGATGTGAGCCACAAAGAAATCTTAGACCGCCTTGTGGCTGTCGAGCAGAAAGTCGATGATGTTCACACCGAGACTAGAATTATGGTCAATGCTTTTAAAGCTGTTGACGGAGCGTTCACAGTCTTGGGGTGGATTGCTAAAGTGGCAAAGCCACTACTTTGGATCGGTGGTCTCGCTACAGCCTTAGGTGTGTTATACACAAACATTAAAATTGGGAAGTAATGGAACTTGTTACCGCCATTGCTGTGGCTTCGGCGGCATTTAACTTTGTTAAAAAGGGTATAGAGACAGGTAAAGAGTTGGAGGGGATGTCCCATCAACTGGGAAAGTGGTTTGAGGCGACCTCAGCATTTAAGGTGCATGAGAAAGCCGCAACCAACCCTCCACTTTTTAAAAAACTACTCTTTAAAGGTTCTGTCGAACAAGAAGCCTTGCAAATTGTCATGCATCGCAAGCAGATCGAAAGACAAGAGCTTGAGTTGCGAGAGCTTATTATGCAACAATATGGTTTAGACACATACCGTGAAATGCTTCAAATGCGTAGGCAAATTGCAGTATCTCGCGACAATATGCTGTTAAAACGCAAGCAAGCGTTTAAAGCATTCCGTCTAAACGCATTGTTGTTATTTCTTATTAGTAGCTTGTTAGGATTATTATCATTCCTAGTAAGTACTATTTTAAACAAATAAAGGATACATTATGTGTATAGGTGGCGGCGGTGGACAAAGCTCCTCCAATTCAGCGCCTGTATCTGGTGGATACGCTGAGGTTAATAGTACCGACGCGAAAGGTGGCAAAAAGTATAAGTTATACGATAATGCCGCTAATGATATCTCTGCCAAGTACAAGGTTGATGACAAGAAAAAACTAGTTAACAAAAGTACTGGTACTGTTAAGGGTGCGGCTCAAGGAAATGAGCCAGCGGCTAATTATCTTTATACGGGAAATTAAATGACACCAGACCTACTTAAAGGTCTCACAGGTGGCATTATGGAGGGGCTAGATGCCCTGTTCACCTCTGATGAGGAGCGTGAAAAGGTTAAGCTAGAGGTGATGAAAACACTTCAGCAACCACACATCTTACAAGCGATGACAAATATCGAGGAAGCCAAGCATAAGTCCGTTTTTGTGGCTGGTTGGAGACCTGCTGTAGGTTGGGTGGCTGTGACTGGTTTAGCCTACCATTTTCTTGTCTTCCCTTTTGCAGGGTTGATTACAAGGTTTATTGATCCCTCCATTACCCTTCCTGAGATTGGTAATGCAGGTGAATTAATGACCCTTGTACTCTCTCTGTTGGGCTTAGGTGCGATGCGCACATATGAAAAGCGACAAGGAGTGTCCCGTGAGAAACTATAAACTGGAATACGCAAATTATCATAGTAAGCCTGAGCAGAAGAAGCGCCGCGCTGGGCGCAATCAAGCAAGGTCTATTATGATCGCTAAGGGACTAGCTAAGAAGGGCGATGGCAAAGATGTAGATCATCGTGACCGCAACGCTCAGAACAACAGTCCCTCCAACTTACGTATTCAATCGAAATCCATAAATCGAGGTAGAAACGCATGACCGCTTCTAAAGACATTATGGAGATGCTCCACACTTCCGTAGCTCAAAAGCTACTGGAGCGCATCCAAAGTGGTGAAGCCACTTCGGGTGAGTTTAGTGCCGCCATTAAGTTCTTAAAGGACAATGGCATTGAGGCACTACCTGTTGATGGTTCAGCCTTATTCAACTTGGTGGATGGTCTCCCCTTTGATACCGACAGCTTACAGGTCAACTGATCTTCGTGTGCTGTGCGGGCTAAAGCGCGATTATTTGGGTGGGGGTATACCTACCCCTTACCCATCTTATTTAAATCGAGCCTAGCCGCTCTAAGACACGTAGATAGACCTTTTGGAGGTACATGAGACCCATAGTTCCTGAGAAGTTGAAAGACTTCCGTAATTTTTTATTCGTGGTGTGGAAGCACCTAAACCTTCCAGACCCTACACCTGTTCAATATGACATTGCCGACTACTTACAAAACTCTCCACGCCGATGCGTCATTGAGGCGTTTCGTGGTGTTGGGAAGTCTTATGTCACATCTGCTTATGTTGTGTGGCGACTACTTCTTGATCCTGAAACAAAAGTCCTTGTGGTCTCGGCTTCAAAGACACGTTCTGATGATTTCAGTACTTTTACCCAAAGGCTGATCCATGAGATACCAATCCTAAGTCACCTTGTTCCTAAAGAAGGACAGCGAAACTCAAAGATCGCATTTGATGTTGCTCCTGCAAAAGCCTCCCACTCACCCTCGGTGAAGTCGGTTGGTATCACAGGTCAACTCGCTGGGTCGCGAGCCGACCTGATTGTTGCAGATGACATTGAGGTTCCTAACAACTCCGCCACACAAACCATGAGGGAAAAGCTGGCAGAGAGCATTAAGGAATTTGATGCTGTGTTGAAACCTGCGGGCAAGATTGTTTACCTCGGTACACCACAGACTGAAATGTCAATCTATGAGTTACTCCCTGAGCGTGGCTATGAGGTTCGCATTTGGTCTGCACGGTTCCCTAAGGAGAACCAGATTGATCGTATGTCTGGGCGCTTGGCACCCATGCTACAAGATAAGCTCGATAGAGATGCTAACCTCGCTGGGGCACCTACAGACCCTAAACGGTTTGGTGATGCTGATCTGATCGAACGTGAGCTGTCCTATGGACGCTCTGGCTTCGCGTTACAGTTCATGCTGGATACCAGCCTGTCTGACCAAGATCGTTACCCATTGAAGTTGTCTGATCTGATCGTCTTCCCTACCAATAGTGACAAAGCCCCTGAGGATGTTATGTGGGGTAGGTTACCTCAGAACGAGCTTAAGGACGTTCCTAACGTCGGCTTGAACGGAGACAAGTACTACACACCACAGTCTGTGGTAGGAGACTGGTTACCGTATCAAGGCTCTGTGATGTCCATCGACCCCTCAGGTAGGGGTAAGGATGAGACCTCATACGCTGTGGTAAAGATGCTCCACGGCAAACTGTACGTCACCAAGGCTGGTGGAATCCAAGGGGGATACTCCCCTGAGACACTACAAGCTCTGGCGACCATAGCTAAGAAGCAGAATGTAAACATGATCCTAATCGAGTCTAACTTCGGTGACGGTATGTTTAGGGAACTCCTAACTCCTTACATGGTGAAGACCCACCCTGTGACGATGGAGGAAGTGCGACACAACACCCAAAAGGAAAAGCGTATTATCGATACCTTAGAACCTGTGATGAACCAGCACAGACTAATCGTCGATCCCACGGTCATCGAGGATGACTACAAGTCTGCTCAGGTCTACCCTGCGGATAAGGCTACCCGCTATATGCTGTTCTACCAAATGACCCGCCTCACCAGAGATCGTGGCGCATTGTCCCATGATGACCGCCTAGACGCTCTGTCAATGGCTGTAGCATACTGGGTACAGCAAATGGCGGCTGACTCTGAGAAACAGATCCTAGACCGTAAGGGAGAGCTTCTTAATGCTGAGCTAGATAAGTTTATGGAGAACTGCTTCCATGTTAAGCATGGAGGTTATCAGCAACAGGATACATGGCTCTCTAGTACTATGAGACACCTATAGGTTACTGTAGATGATCCTCCTTATGTATATCTATAGGATATAAGGATAAGGATCATCTATAGTCTACCTATAGTATACTATAGTATAGGGTAGCACAGATCTGCTTGTTTGTCTATTAGGGTTCCGTTGTATTTTGGAGTCACTTGAGTGGGGGCTTGAGATGCTTGAGATTCTTGAGGTGTCTAGGGTGTCTAGTGAATTTTGTAGAAAAATCTGAAGTGGCTTTTTGCGATGGCGACGTGGAGAAACCCCCCTCAACGGGGTAATTGACAGCCGAGTAGACACTAT